CCCTATGTCCTTGGCTTGTAGGCGACGAATGGCGTAGTATCAGCAAAAAAGGCGGACGCTATATCTTCGGACATTTTGAATTACCTAGCTTTTTCATGAATGCCATGGTACAAATGCCGGATCATGGGGAGATACAACTATCCGATTTCACTAATTATGAACTAGGGTTCAGCGGTCACTTTCACAAGCGACAGCAACAAAAAAATATGATTTATATTGGCAATGCATTTCCTCACAACTACTCTGACAACTGGGACGATGACAGAGGTATGATGATTTTAGAGTGGGGCAAACAGCCTGAATATCATACATGGCCTGGACAACCTACATTTAGAACTACTAAACTTAGCGATTTAATTGATCGTGCTGATGAAATCATATTGCCGAAGACACATTTACGTGTAAGTTTAGATATCGATATCAGTTACGAAGAAGCTAGTTTTATTAAAGAAAAATTTATGGGCGACTACGATATCAGAGAGTTAACTTTAATACCTGAAAAGAAAGAAATAGAAATTAGTAACACTATAGATCTACAATCTTTTGAAAGTGTAGATCAAATTGTTACTAGTCAATTATTGAACATTGACAGCGAAACATACGATAGTAAAATATTGCTTTCAATTTATAACAACCTATGATAAAATTAAAGAATCTAACCGTAAAAAACTTTATGAGCGTGGGTAATCAAACCCAAGCAGTAGATTTTGAACGAGAACAGCTGACTCTAGTACTAGGTGAAAATCTAGACATGGGCGGGGATGACAGCGGCAGTCGTAATGGCACAGGTAAAACAACTATAGTAAATGCACTGAGCTACTCGCTGTTCGGTCAAGCACTAACAAACATTAAAAAAGATAATCTAATTAACAAAATAAACAACAAAAATATGTTGATTACATTAACTTTTGAAAAAAACGGTATCGACTATCGTATTGAAAGAGGACGTAAACCTAATGTTCTAAAATTTTATATCAACGATGTAGAACAAGATGATGACGAAACGGATGATTCACAAGGCGACGCTAGAGAAACTCAAAAAGATTTAGACGATTTACTAGGTATGAGCCACGATATGTTTAAACACATTGTGGCATTAAACACGTATACCGAACCTTTTTTAAGTATGAGGGCCAATGAGCAACGAGAGATCATCGAGCAATTATTGGGTATCACACTGCTAAGTGACAAAGCTGAGGCACTAAAAGAGCAGGTGCGAATATCTAAAGACCAAATTCAACAAGAAACAGCTAATATCGAAGCTATTAAAAAATCTAATGAAAGAATCGAACAAAGTATTTCAGGATTAGACACGAAAAAATCTGTTTGGTACAAACAACAAGAAACAGATTGTTTAAAACTGGCAGAAAAAATTATAGAACTACAAAGCGTAGATATAGAAAAAGAACTAGAACAACATGCTAAGTTAAAAACTTACGACGAATTAACTGCTAAAATTAAAAGTCTGAATAAAGAAAAAGCTACTTTAGAAACAGCTATTATTCAAGCAGATAAAACAGTAAACAAATATAAAAAAGAAATTGAAAAGTTATCTGATAATAAATGTCCTGCATGTGAACAAGATTTACAGGATCACAAACATCAAGAAATGCAAGCACTTGCTCAAAAAAACTTAGATGATGCCTGTATATACCTACAAAATGTATCTGATAACTACAGTCTCATAGTTCAAGAACTAGATGACATCGGTGATATCAATGGGCGTCCGAATACTTTTTACGATACTTTAGAAGAAGCGTTAAGACATCAAAACAATCTAACTAGTTTAGAAGACGCATTAGGCAAACGTCAACAAGAAGTAGATCCTTACACAGAACAAATTGAAGAATTGCAGAATACTGCACTACAAGAAATTAGTTGGGATACTATTAATCAGTTAACTGCTCTCAAGGATCATCAAGAATTCTTATTAAAACTACTGACAAACAAAGATAGTTTTATTAGAAAAAAGATTATTGATCAAAATCTAGCGTATCTAAACAACAGATTAACCTACTACTTAGATAAAATGGGTTTGCCGCATCAAGTCACGTTCCTGAACGATTTAAATGTGGAAATTACACAATTAGGGCAGGATTTGGACTTTGATAATCTAAGTAGGGGCGAACGAAATAGATTAATATTAGGATTAAGTTGGGCGTTTAGAGATGTTTGGGAAAGTTTATATCAAAATATCAATTTGTTATTTGTAGACGAACTTATAGATAACGGATTAGATGCTAGCGGTGTAGAAAACGCCCTAAGTGTTTTAAAGAAAATGGCTAGAGAAAGAAATAAAAATATCTATCTAATCAGTCATAAAGACGAACTAGTGGGTCGTGTCAACAATGTCCTTAAAGTCATTAAGGAAAACGGATTCACTAGTTATAGTACCGATTTAGAAATTGCAGAGCATGAGTAACGAAGACACACATGATCAGTTAATGAGATTGTTTAGGGAATATTTTAAGGAAAATCAAGCTTGGGAATCCAGACGAACTCATGTTTCAGCTGTTAAATGTAGAAATCTATTGGCAGAAATTAGAATAGTAGCACGTAAACGTAGGGCAGAAATACAGGCAAATCGTAAAGAAATTAGATATAAAGGCAGCGAATTAAAGACAGAATCAAATCGACGTAAGGCAGAGATAAAAAAGGCTAAACAAGTTGATGTCGTGGTATTACCAGAATCAACTAATAACGGAACTTCCTGAGGATTGTGTAGGCTTTGTGTATTGTATAACCAATACTGTTACAGGACGAATGTATATAGGCAAAAAACTGGCAAAATTTAGTAAAACCACTTATAAAACAGTCAAACTCAAGAACGGCACCAAAAAGAAAAAACGAATACGCAGTAAAATAAATTCAGATTGGCAAGAATACTACGGCTCAAACGACAAACTCAAAGAAGATGTAGCAAATTTAGGCACAGACAAATTCCACAGAGAGATACTTTACTATTGCAAATCTAAAGCAGAGTGCAGTTACATCGAGGCAAGAGAACAATTCACCAGACGAGTGCTAGAATCTGACAATTACTATAACGGTCAGATCAGTGTTCGTGTCCACGGCTCACATATTATAGGCAAACAATTAAACGGTTAAAGCTGGCACAGGCTAATTTCGTGTGCCCTTATACCTGGACCTCGGGTCGCAGGGACGGAAATCTCTTGCCGTTAAGAGTACTCAACCACTACCCATTTGGATGATGACAGCTCAAGTCCTGCTGTTTGGTTGTTTATGGACATAATAGGCAAAATGAGCAGGGAGAACCTGCACGTACACAAAGATGTTAGCGTATTTTTGTGTGCCGCCGTCGTATAAAGACGCAGCTCGAGGTACCGGACGACCGCCTCTGTAATGCTGTAACGTTAAGTGACATTGTGCAACTCAGATAATGTTATTTTTTAGCCCGGCGACGGGCTAAGTGTGACTGAACAATCTAGATAATATCTTAAGTGCTTCGCACAAATTATAGTTGAAAATAAGCGTGAGCGTGAGCGATACGCAGATGAACGTAGTTCATCTTATATCTGTTTAATAAATATATCTATTATGCGACTCTCTGAATTATTATTTGAAGATCCTGCTCCTAGTGGTCCTGTTCCTCCTGGTATGAAGTGGAATGGAACTATGTGGGTTCCTGATACTACTCCCGTTAAAGCAGATGCTCCTAAGACGGATGAACCTAAAACTGAACCTGCAAAGAAGAAGAAGAAGAGAATTAATCCTAGAAATATGTACGACAGTGCAGTAGCACGTATAAAATATAAACAAAGCTGGGTTCGTCGTAGAGAGCAAGTTCTCGGAGAAAAATACGGCTGGAAGTTAAAGTGGTTATTTAGAGGATTAGGCATTTGGGTCGCAATAACTGAAACATGGGCTATTACAGATGTATTAGACGACAAGTATCAAAAAGGTGAAATCGACGAAACTGAATTAGAAGAAGGTAGAGAATTTGCTTGGGGGTTGTTTAATACTGCTACTATAGCTCCAGCAGTAATACGATTGACTGCCAATGCACTTTTATTAACAAGAGTACTAAGATTTTTAAAGAACGCACTGGCTGCGGTGACGGCAGTTGGGTCATTAGGTGCATCGATAGCAGCAGCCGCAGCGTCCGAAGCCTTTTTTATCTGGCTACAAAAATGGATCATGAGTGTAGAAGGACAGAAATGGTTTTCAACTTATTTGTACGAATTTATTAGATATTTTGGTAAACCAACAGATGCAGTTGCTAATATATTGCAACAGGCATGGAACGTAACGCAAGGAAAAGGCAACATCGACTACTATGATGATGCTAAAAAACGTCGAGAGCAAGGCGGCAAAGCAGACGGTCAAGGTGGACAACCTGATAAAGGACCGCCACCGCCACCACAAAGTACAGAAACATGGCCTAGACATATTAGATACGAAGACAGAAATCGTATTTTTGTAGGCGGTGTTAAAGTAACAGACGACGAAGGAAAATTAATTGTTGGAGTACAAAACGCTTTAGCAGTGCAAGGTGCAAGAGCTGGTGCTAAACAACTGAAATTAAAAGATCCTTTAGAAGATATTCCATTACATCCTGGACAACCTCCAGTAAAAGAAATATTTTAAAAGAAATATTATAAAAGCGGCATTTGAGTTTTTTTAGTTGTTTCTATATTATCTTTAATAATTTCGTTAATTATCTGTCTATCTTCGTAGCTATAAACATTGAATAAATCATGGCTACTTACACCGCCTCTCATGTGCCAAGATATTCTGAAGATTTCATCCTTGATTTGCTTTTGGAGATTGTCGAAACTTTTAAGATAAGAATCAATTTCAGAATTCGACAATGCCAAAAGCTTTAACCGAAAAAATTTGATTGATCCAATACAATAGAAATTTCATTGTTGCTTTGACATGCCGAGCATTGTACCTTTTGTTCAGGTAATGTCCACTCATTTTTGTTTTTTTCAAACAATGTTTTAATAGTTTGGAATACTTCTCTTTCCGAATTTTCTAACCATTGACCAATAAGTTGTTTATCAGTTACTGCCTCGCTGCCAATTTTTACACTTTCTATACTGGTAAGAAAAAGATCTAGCTGTAAAGCTGCTAGATCAGAGTACAA